GTCCACCTTGCAAAGCACCAGTCAATCAGTGCCGCACCGGTCTTTGTGATGTTGCTTGTTAGCTTGTATGTATCTGCTGGATGTCCGTAGACCCACACGCCGTTGTCTATGCTAAAATCAATGGTCTCACTAATCGCGGACGTATCATCCGTGCTTCCGTCACCTACAGTGCCGAAGTGCCGAAAGAGAGCATTGCCATACGGGACGCACCCCAGCATATCAGCAATACCCCGGTCGGTGTTCGACCCGTCATATTCCCACGCCACGCTTAAGTCTGTCGCGACAACGATACCGGGGGTTACCCCCAGCGTGGTCAGCGCCGTGATCGCCGCCCCCCGCGTTGCAGCCTGGATAAAGGCATACCCATTAACGACCGCGTGCCCGAAAATTGGCGCGACGAAGGTCGGGCTATCCGTAGTGGCCAGCCCTTGATTGATAGCCTTTACGGCGGTCTCGTCGGTGAGTTCGCTCTTCATAAGCGAGCCTGCCGCCGTCACGTTGGCCGTGTCGGTTACGTCTGCGCTGGCCTCGATGCCATCAAGCTTGGAATGGTCAGCGTCTGTAAATGCGTTCGTATCCGCCTCGGCTTCATATAGCGCCTTGATTTCCGCGCCGGTCTGGTCGCCTGTTGCGCCCTCTTCAACGCCGTCTATCTTGGTGATGGCCGTGTTGATTTTGGACCGAATCGAAGACCCGACTTCGCCGTTGTCAAATGTCGGCATCAGTACGTCCCCATCCAACTGCGGAAAGCGTCGAACCCACCGCTTAAGATTTTCTTGCGTATAACCTCCTGTCGGGCATGGATGTCATCGAGGCGTACCCCGGCCTCCTTGCACCACATTTCGATAAGCCACGCGGGGAACCGGCCAATATGCCGGTAATCGCCCTTCTGGTCGTACTGCCGGACCAGTTCGGCACTCCTCAAAGACGGGTTAGGGTCGAACGTATTTCTGACGTGGAATTTATCCCCGTCCCCATCAATAAACTTCTCGGAAATCTTCATGCCGCACCCCCCAAAAGAAAAAGGGAGGCCCGAAAGCCTCCCCCTCGCGTCGTAATGTAGTGCGGTTAGGAAACAGCCGCAGAGAACGGCGTCGCCTCGGCCCCGGTCGAAACCAGAAAGCCGCTGACCCGCCAAGTGTCCGCAGCAACGTCCTTCAGAACGACATGCGAACCCTTGACGCCTCCGGTGGTGGTGCCGTTCATTGTAATCGTGTCAGTGGTTGCCGCAGTGGGCACAGCGATTCCGCTAGTATCGGTTGCCACGGTAACGCCGCCTTGAATCACATCGTCTCCGACAACTTGGATAACCAAATCGCCGGTTTTCGTGATTTGAACGTAAACCTCGTATTCATTCCCGGAACCGGTTGCCGCCGGAAGGGTAAAGGTTTGCGTTGCAGCAAGGTTGCTGACAATGGTTTGCCCCGCATAGGCATCTGCGGTGACGGAAAGCGCTGCAGCCGTAACAGCAACAGCGCCATAGTTGGTCTTGTACGGTGAAGGCATATTATCAACTCCCCTTAGCTGGTCGTGTTGTCAAAGATACCGCCGCTTGCCTTCTCGTTTTTGGAAACGAGAGACAGCTCACACAGAACTTGACGCTTGGTGTTGTCGCCGGTTTTGGCCAGCGGCGTGTTTTTCATCGGGCGGAGATTTGCAATCTTCCACATATCCGATTGCATGACGAACACGTCCCGGGACCGGTTTTCACGGATCGGACGGAACTCGATGCCCCCCCAAGGGGTCATGTACACGTCAATGTCATTGATGACCTGATTGCGGCCACTCTTTGCGGCAACGGTCGAACGCTGGTTGTTGTTCCCCGTGAAGTCCAGCGCAACATCCATCTGAAAGGCCGACAGATACACCGTATCTGGCTTGCCACCAGAGACCCAAATCGCTTGCATGGTACTGTCAAGCTTGGCCTGCGAAAACGCCGTAGGCGAACCGTCATCCGTGCGCGCATCCGTTCCGTCTCCGGTCGGGTCTGCGCCACTGGAACCGCTTTGAAAGTCGGTGTTCGTGGTCAGCCACGCTGGCACGCCAGCAAGGCGTCGCCCTGCCGTGCTGCTGCCTGCGGAACGGGCCTGATTGTCAAGCAGAGCCTTTTCGATATCGAGTTTTTGCGCTTTGCCGATTTTCAGCACCTCAAAGGCAATCTCCTTGCCTCGCCCGGCCTTATTGATGCCTTCGTCAGTGTCGGGGATAACAACCGCGTTCTTGAAGATTTGGGTATAGTTTCCCAAACGAACGGTCGGCGTGGCCGCGTTCGCAACGGTGTCGTCACCTTCAATGTGGTAGTTGTCCGCTGACGAACGCAGGCTATCAGTCTGCCACTCGTGGAGCGTGTTGGATGCCTTGGTTTTCCCGCAACGGGAAGTGAAAGGCGTTTCTTCGGGGCTGATGTTGGTAATGATGTCCGACAGGTCCTCGCGGATACCAACTTGACTGTAACTGTCGTACGTATTGACTGGCTGTGCCATGTCATTCTCCTATTCAAACATGAGGTCAACAGCGTCCTCAAGACTTCCTGTCTCGTGGAACCGCTGCATTTGCTTTTCACGCTGAACTTTCGCCGGGTCTTGCTTTTGCCGGGCCTTCGGCTTGAGCGCAGGACGGGATTTCTCCGCCTTCTGTGCCGCCGTAGACTTCCGCAGTTTCCGGTACTTCATGGCATCATTGAGAACCACCAATGCCCGGTGATCGAGCGTCTTGGTAATTTCTTCCGCCGTGAAGCCGTAAGCCCCACCCGCTTCAACCAATTCCCGGCCCGCTGCGGTTCCCTTTTCAGGGTCGGCAAGGTCCGGTATGGCGTCGTGCAGAAGTTTGGTTTGCTCGCGCGTATACGCCTGCAAGGCTTGCCTCTGCGCTTCGGTCTGCTGTGACTGAGCGCGCTGTAGTTCCTGTTGCTGCTGGTCGTACTGCTGACGGGCCGAGTCGTATGCCGCTTTCTTTTGCATGAAGCCGATAGGATCGGTTTCAAGCAGTTGAGGGTCCGGCAATTTCGGCTCCTGAACAAGCCCCTCCGTCTGGAGGTTCTGCATAAATTGCGAAAATTGTTCGCGTTCCTGTTGGAGTTGCTGGAAGACTTGTTCCGCTTCGCGCTTTTGCGTTGCGGCTTCCTGCATCCCCTTCTGGATGTAGCCTTGACCACTGTAAGAACGCTTGAGGTCTTCGAGGGTGACTTGTTTTTCTTGACCGTCCACCTTGACGGTAACAAATTCCTCAAGACCGGCATCTTCCTGGTCTTCGTCATCCTGGTCTTCGACTGTATCGCCGTCGTCCGCGTCATCCGTTTCCTCTTCAACCTCTTCCGCGTCGTCCAATTCAGCATCAGGTGCCTCTTCGGTCTGATCTTCCTCGGGTTCCTCGTGTTCGGTCTCGGTTTCTTCGGATTCTGTTGCCCCGGTCAGGAGGCTTGCCGCATCTTCCAGCGACATTCCGTCAGTCGTTTCCACGGTGCTGACCTTTCTTGTTTTCGACGGACTCGTCAGCAATTGCCGATTCAAGCGTCCCGTCTATTTCTGCCAATGCACGCAAAAGTGCGTGCGCCTCTTCGCGGGCGGCTACTTCGTCCGCTCCGCTTTCCGTGAATCGAGCAATCGCCCCATCCCGAACCTCCTGCATGAACTCCTGAAACGCCTCATCGGCCCGCAACCGTTTGGCGCGGGATGCTTTCTCAGCAATCTTGGACATTTACGGGTAGTCTCGCTGCTTGTTCTGTTCTGCCTGGATGCCCGCAACGTTGATCTGGGCACCGTACTGGCCTGCGATTTTTGCGGCCTCTATGAACAACTCCTGGATCATCCGGTCGCGCTCCAGGTCGTTGTCTCCGGCGGCTTCGGCGCGTTTGCGCACTTCCTCGGCCATGGCCTTCTTGGTTTCCGCCTGCATTTCAAAAGCCTTGAACTGGCCTTCCTGCTGCAACTTCGCCATATCGGTTTGCATCTTGGCCTGCGCCTTGACCTGCTCGGCCTGAACAAGCGGATTCGCCTGCTCCGCGCCCTGCGCCTTCTGTGCAGCCTGGGCAAGCATTTGCTGCTCCGTCTCCATGTCCATCGGCATGTAGAACCGATCTGCATTTTTGACGCCCATCAGGCCCAGATATTCGGCGCGCGTGTTTCGCATCTGAGTCATGGTCACAAGGCCATTCGTTGGGCCGTAAGCCTGCCAGATCATGTTTTGATCCTGCATGACCATCTGCATGGCGACGATGCGCTCTTCTTGCTTTCCCGTTCCCAGCCCGACATTCGCTACGCAATCCATATCTGCGTTCCATGAGCGCGGATCGACCGGCACAAACCTTCCATTCAGCCGCATATGCTCCGCTGCCGTCGCGTGCTTTCGTGTAAGCCTGAGAAGAAGCCGGAACAACTGCCGCATGCCGCCCTCGGCAAGGTTGCGCGCGATAACCTCCGATTGGCCCTGTGACGCCTGCACGGTGGCGTTGACGCCCGCTGCGGTGGTGGATTGCAGCGCGTCCGGGTTAAGGCCCACCGACGCCCGCGTTACACCCGTCTTGTTTTCGATTTCCTCGTTGTAATGCTGAAGCGCCGGGAGAACCGCCATTCCGATAGGCGGAACCTGAATTTCCCGGATCGCGTCCATGTTCTTTGTGCGAATGATGCCGCCGATCTCATTGTTGAGAACGTCGTCCATTTTCGCGCCGTTCGGGCCGTCTAAAACAATGGTTCGCGGCGTATTGATCAGGGCCACATTGTCCAGAAGGCCGCGTATCAGTGATGTAGCCGCATCCTGATCCGTCAGTAGAAGGTCAACCAGCGACCGGCCAAAGAAGGCGTGCGGCTCCGGGTCCACCTCGAACACGGCAAACGGCACGTCATCGCAAAGCTCGTGGTCCAGAACCTCGTGTTTTGTGCCGCCGAGAATGAAGCGATACATGCGCGGAACGCCCGT